TAAAACGGGGGCGTTGTCAGGGCCTACGCCCTTGCCCCCGTGACGACGGACCCCGCCGTTTGGGGTGCCTGCTCGTCCTTTGAAACGAAACGGAAAAGCTGGTAGGGAGTGAGCGCGCGGCAACGCAGCGCCAACACCGACTTGACCAGCCCCACGCACGAATTGACCACCAGCGGGGCAAACCCCGGCTTGGTCCCGCGCTTGACGGGGACGCCTAAGAAACCTTGCTTGGCGTAATGGGCGATGAGGTCGGCGCCCGGGCCAGCCTCAGTGCGGATCTCGGGAACGCCCATGCGCCCATCAACCGAAACCCAATAGCCCCGGTCATCCATCACAGCGCACCAGCAATGCCGAAAGCCCGGCTTGAGGAACCTGGCGAGGGGGTGATCGCTTTCATTGGAAAAGAAAATGATCCCATCCATGAGATGAGACCATACGCCTGCGATTCGATGAAATCAACAATGATTTCAAGGCCATAGGGGATGCAAAAGTCCCGGAAAGTCCCGGAAAGTCCGCATGTGTCCCTATGCCGCGAGTGAAGTTTTCCTATCGCGCAGCCAGTCGGAAACCTCTTTGCGGCGCCAATACAGGCGGTTGTTGATCAGCACCGGCGCCGGGAAGGCCAGCGTCTTGCCCCACCGCCTGAGCGTCTTGCCGGTCACGTCCCCGCACATCTGGCGGACCGTGGCGTGCGTGATCAGGTCGTCATCGGTCATCGCTTCCCTCCGTTCGGCTTCCATGCCGGGTGCCAGTGCGTGTTCTTGGTCGTGTCCATGAACAGCACGTGGCAGCGTTCGTGGTGCGTCGTCGCCTCGATCATCTTCGGGCTCAGGTCGCTGGCGATGTAGATCACCGGCCGGGGCAGCATCGAGAAGGCGACGAAGCCGTTGATGCCCTGCCGGGGGGCCTGCATCTTCGCCAGCCGCTCGTAGAGGTCCATGAGGTTTTGCCTGGGCATCAGCCTCACCGGAGCCGAGACGAACGACAGATCGCGCCGGCATTCGTCCGGGTAGCGGTTGCCGACGGCGTCATATTCCGGGATGTAGTCGCGATAGGGCGAGCCCTCGGGCATGACCTCGCCTTTCCCGAGGAACGATGCGCCCGGCTTGGATGTCTCGACCAGCGCCGTATCGGCCACGGGAACGCCGGGAGCGAGCGTCGCGGCAAGGAACGTCAGGATGGCGCGGGGCGTGCTCATCGGTCGAATCTCCGGCACTCGATTACGGCGATGATGCGGAAACCCTCGCCGGTCCGCTCCAGGGCCAGGCTTGCCGGCGAAATCTGGATGACCGGGCAGGCGTCGAGCAGGAAGGTTTCCGATCCGGTCTTGGCGTCGGTGACGCGGTTGAGGCGGGCGGTATCGACCACCGGGCCGTCAAGGGCGATGGCGTCCAGGACCAGCGCCTCGATGCGCGCGGTCAGGGTTTCGGCAAGCTGGGCGGTCAGGTCGGAAAGGGGCATGTCATCCCTCCATCGCGTCATAGTCGGCCTTCACGCCGGCCAGCGTATCGTATTCCGAGCGCACCCCGCTACCTTCCGAGGGCTTGGAGCGCGACGTCATCGCCGGGAACAGTTCGGTGAGCGCCCACACCAGGGCGTCAACGTGATCAGGGCTTCCCTCGCCTTCAAACCCGGCCGCCGTCATCTGGCACATCTGGTCTTCAAGCTTGCCGAACGTGCCCACATGGCAGACCTGCCCCGTCTCGTAGAGCGCGGCAATGGGCTCGGCCCTGACGTGCTTTCCCCGCGTCGCCCGGACCCCGATCACCGGCACCGATTCGCGCACCGTCTTGATCGTCGCCGCGACCATGTCGCCGCCCTGGTTGACCTCGGCCACGATGGCGTCTGCCTCCCACTTGTCGAACATCGTCACGGCGCGGGTGGCCCATTTCTTCGGCGGGCCTTCGGTCGATGCGTCTTCGAACACGTATCCTCGCCCGTCTTCGCCCAGGCCGGCGACGATGATGCCGTGCTCGTTGGCGCCGGGCAGGCTGGATACGGCGGGGTCGGCCGCCACAAGCAAGCGCGTCATCGGGGGTAAATCCTCGACGGGCAGTTTCCAGCGGCAATTGTGGATCGTCTGGCGGTTCCAGATCGCGCCAACCGCCATCGGCTCGTAGTCGCCGAGCCAGATGTGGGCGTAGCGGTCGGGGGCGGCCTTGGCGTCGTGCGCCCGCTCCATCTCCAACTCGGCCGGAAAGAACGGGTTGTCGGAATAGTTGGCCCGCACACAGACCCCATCGGGAGGCGCGGTCTGGCCCCGGAAGAAGGCGTCGACCGGGTCGCTGACGTGGCGCGGGTTCCATGATGCCCAAATTTCAGAGCCCGGCCGGCGGATGGTAGGGCGCAACAGTTCCCACGACCGGGCCGACAGGGTTTGCGCTTCCTCAACCCACGCCCGGTCGAAGCCCTCCAGGGACTTGATGGTTTCGGCGTTGTAGTCCTGCATGCCCCGGAAGATGATCAACCCGCCGCCCGGCGTCCTGATTTCGTCGTCGAGCACGCGGAAGTTTGGCGCGACGCCCAATTGGCGGATCTTGTCCTCGATCAGCAGCTTGGCAGAATCCTTGAGCGATTTCTGAACCTCGCGCACGCACACGCTGCGAAGGCCGGGGATGGCCTGGCTGTCGGCAATCATCGATTCCGCGAAGAAGTGCGACTTGCCCGAGCCGCGGCCGCCATGAGCGCCCTTGTACCGGCACGGTCTGGTCAGCGGCACGAACACGCGCGGGGTTTTGAGATCCAAAATCATTTCGGGTCCACGATGGTTCGGCGGATCTCGGTGACTTCGATTTCACCAGTGACCTGTACGGCCACCGGGGGCTTCCCATAGCCGCGATCAAGGATGGCGTTGGCGGCCGACACCTTGGCCGCGTCGCTGTCGCTGCCCGTCGCCACCTGGACCAACGCACTCACCGCAATCCCGGTGTGGGTGCGCGCCAGATCGGCGATGGTTCCGCCCATCTCGCGGGTTGCCGTGTCCTTGGCGCCCTTCGGCCTTCCGGCGCCGGGCCGTTTGCCGCCTCGATTTGATTTGGTTTTGATTGGTTTCAATGCCATGGCCCCTCCTACGCTCGCCTGAGAAATTCCGGGATGTCGGGCATGTCGTCGTCAGCAGACAGGTTTTCCGCGACGACGCGAATAACCGGCTTGCCCTTCCGCGCCGCGTCGAGTGCCGCCTGCTCTTCAGCCGTGATGGGTTCCTCGACCTTTGCCGCTTCCCATCGCTCCTGGTTCAGCCAGACCAGCGCCGTCGTCACGAAGCGATCCTCGATCATTTCGCTTCGCACCAGATCGGCGTATCGCTTGGCGCCTTCGATGATGGTTTCGGGATCGATGCCGTCCCTGACCTTGCGCTCGAATTTTTCCAGAGCTGGTTTCTTCGGATCTGGAAGTTTCCCCCGGTGTGGGTATGCCGTCCAAAACTCTTCGAAACGGCTCGCACACCCCTTAGGGGGATGGGGGTTTTCTTTCTTAATGGGAACGGGTACGGGGGCAGGTGTTACACCGACGTTACCAACATCGTTTGTAACGCCGTTACATTCCGCGTTACCAATTTTATCTTTTTGATGCTTACGCCATTGATCTACACGGGTTTTTGTCTTCTCGCGCTGCTCCTTGACGTTCTGCGATGAGGGCTGATATTGCAAATAGTCGTGGATGCGATAGCCCTTGTCCTCCTCGATCCACATGCCACAGTCGAGTAACAGCGAAATTACAAACGCCGATGTAACGTCGTTACCGGACAGGCCCGAAGTGATTGCCAAAGTGTGGATCGTTCCCGAGGAATCGACGATCTCCCAATCCAGTAATGTGCGGGCCACGGGGCGGGGCACGAAGCCATCGGTGAGGTTGCGATTGCAGTAGCACAGCGCCGCTACCTGAAGCGCCATGGCAAGCGGCCCGGCGCTCACGACCTTGGGGTTTTGCGCGAAGCTGTCGTCGATCCGTACCCACGTCATTTCATGCGGTCCTATAGCCGTCGAGATTGGAAAACTTCACCCGTTCGGGATTGAAGTGCAGATTGATGGTTCCGATAGGGCCGTGGCGGTGCTTGGCGAGGATCAGTTGCGCCACGTTGTGGCACTTCGCCAACCGCTCCTGGTAGGCGAGAAGGGCCTGTGCATAGTCCTTGTCAGACTTGGCGCCCTGCTCCGGTTCGCGCAGGTAGTATTCCTCGCGATAGAGGAAGCCCACCGCGTCGGCGTCCTGTTCGATCGAGCCCGATTCCCTGAGATCGGAGAGGACCGGCCGCTTGTCGTCGCGCTGTTCGACGGCGCGCGAAAGCTGGGAGAGCGCCAGCACGGGAACGTCGATATCCTTGGCGATGGCCTTCAAGCCACGGCTGATTTCGGAGATCTCGACGACCTTGTTCTCGGCGCGCTCGCGCATCAGCTGCAGGTAGTCGACGACAACCAGCCCGATGCCATACTTGCGCTTGGCGCGGCGCGCGGCGGTGCGGATCGCGGCGACGGAGAGCGCGGCCCGATCGTCGATCAACAGCCTGCCCTTGCCCATCTCGATCGCCTCGGCCGCCATGTGCCGGGTATCGCCGCGACCGGCGCGCATGTCGTCGGTGGGAATGCCGGTGCGCGCCGCCAGTTCACGGGCCGCCAGTTCGTCCAGGCTCATCTCAAGCGAGAAAAACAGCGTCGGGGTGTGCCGGGCGACGTTGGTCGCGATATTCAGCGCCAGGGCGCTCTTGCCCATGGCAGGCCTGCCGGCCAGGATGATGAGGTTCTTCTTGTGCAGCCCGCCCAGCATGCGGTCGATATCGGCAAAGCCGGTGCGCAGCCCGGAAACGCCGTTCGACGCCTTGGCCGCCTCGACCTGGGCGATAACCGCCTTGGCGCCGGCGGTGATGTCGACGGGCTCGGATTCGGCGTGGCCGTCCATGGCGAACAGCTGGCCCTCGATGTGCTCGCGCGCCTCTTCGGCCGTCATGTCGGAGCGCAGACGGTCGATCAGTTCGGCCGCCATGCCGTGCATCTTGCGCTTGCGGGACAGGTCGGCCAGGAAGTTGGCGAACTCGCCTGCGTTGATCGGGCCGGCCGCCGCGGCGACCAGCTCGGCAATCAGCCCTTGCGCCCCTTCCATGTGGTTGAGCGCCGCCAGCACGACGGGAGGCGACACCTTGCCGCCCTTCTCCGCGATGGTCCGTGCCGCCCGGTAGACCTCGGCCAGATAGGGCGCATAAAAATCGGTTTCGTCGATCTCCTGGGAAACGTTCTCGAAAGCCCGCTCCGAGATGAGCACGGCGCCGACAACGGCGCGCTCGGCCTCGATGCTCTTCGGCAGATCGTCCCACAACGGCGCAATGCTGTTCATGCCGCACACTCCAGAACAAACCGCACCCGGGTGCGAACGTTCGCCTTGATGTCCGCCGCCACGACGGGAATTTTGCAGAACGCATCGGCGAACCGATCGAACGCCTTGACCACGGCTTCCCCGCCTTCCTTCGACGGCGCCGCCATGAACGCCTCATTGGCCGCGACAACGCGCTTCCACAGCTCCTCGGTATCGGGCGGGACGATGCGCAGCGTCATGGCTCCGTCACTCCCGGCATTGCCTCTTCGCTCACCAGCGGGTCAATTTGGGCACCAGCGATGCCTTCCGGGGCGACCATGAGGGCGGAGTAGTGCCCGTGGTTCGTGCCAACCAGGGCCGGCGATCTCGTCCATCCCTTGGCCTCGTAGGCGGGAACGTCGGCGTGAGCGATAAACTGGACGGTCATATCCATTACAGCATCGCCTCTTGCTTCACCTCCGCCAAAAGTCACGCCGCGCTGAACCTTGTCCCAAAAGAGCCACGACCCGCTTGGCGGCAATTTGAAGTACTGCCCACCCCATACAATGGAGGGGACCGCTGCCGCGACGACCCATTCCGCAAACCAGTCTGGGCGGCTATCCCACGTTTTTGCCTCACCCCGAAACTTTCCCCACCCATGGCTGTTTCCGCCGTCCCACGTCCCCTCAATCCCATACGGCGGGTCCGTCACCACGGCATCGACCCGGCCCAACGTCGGCAGGATTTCGAGGCAGTCCCCGCAATACAGCGTGCAATCCCCGATGACGACAGGCTCTGTCACTCCACGGCCCTCCGCAGTTCCTCGGCTGTCATCTCCGCCCGCTCGATCTCATACCGCAGTTGCGCGGTCCGCATGACCCGCCGCTCCCGGTCCCACCGCCGCCTGTGCCCTATCTCGGCGCGGTGCTTTTCCGAGGCCGTCTTGATGACCTCCTCGAATTGCCGGTCGGCGTCGTCGACGGGCTGGGGCGTTGTGTTCATGCCGTGCTCACTTCGATCACGACGCGCGCAATCGGCCCGTAGAACTTGTGGTCCTCGGTATCAACGATCTGCGAATCGTCGATGTAGACGATGCCGTTCATGGCGTCCTCGGCGGCCTTGCGGACGTTCGACAGGTCGGGCTTCTTCGTCGGCCGCTCGCTGCCGGAAAGCGCGGCCTCACGTCTGCGCTTCGACCACGACGCGGGAACGGAGAAGATGGCCGTCAGCGTCATCGCTACCGGGCCTTCCATCGGAGCCCGCCCGGCCATCGCCTGGGAAGCCAGCAGCCGGATGAAGGATTCATATGAGCGCGTCTTGGCCGGCGTGAAGGCGACCGGGCGGCCGTTGTGCAGCCGCCCGATCTTTGGCCGCCCCTTGGCGACCGGGGCGCCGTCGACGACGATGCGAACGGCGCCGGTCATCAGCGGCTCTCCGCCCAGTCGAACAGATCGAAGCCGACGATGCCGGCAATCCGTTCCAGGGCCGCAAGCTGTTCCTTCGCCGCTCCGCCCTTGTCGTCCTTGCGAAGCTTGGCGATCTTCTTCATCGCCTCGATGTCGCGCGGGCCGAATTGAGCTTCGCGGCATTCGGCCAGCACTTGTTTCAGATCGTCCCTGGCGGCGTCGGCTTCCAGCATGCACTGTTCCATACGGTCGACCATCCCGCGCGTCAGGCGTTTCCGGTCGAGGTCGAAAACCTCATTCAGATCCGGCTTGGGTGCGGGCTGGCCGGATGGTTCGGTGTTTTCAAGCATGCTCTGGACCTTTCAATGTGAGAGGGTGCGGCCGTGCGCCCCTTGGCCTGTGTAATGTCCGGCGCGAAACGCCTCTCCCGTGTCGGCGCGTCAGGGGCGCTTGGTGGGCTTGGCTGGGCCGCGCAGCCACCGAAGAGAGACGGGAGGGCCGATACTGTGACCATCTGGTCGCCGCCTCGGACCCGGGCGGTGCCTTGAATTCTGTGAAAATCGGCCGGGGCGGTTGCTATCCCGCACCCGGCCAAGTCAACAGGGAGGAAACGTAAGGGAGACTGCGAGGCTTCCACCCGCATCCCAGGCGCGCCCTGGTTTGTCAGATTTCCAACGGCATCTGAGCCGTGCCCTCCGGGGTGTCGCTCTTGCCGCCATCCTCTCGCGCGGGCGGTAACGCGAAGTCGTGCGTCCCTCTGCCCACGCCCTTCCCCGGTGCGGGAGATGGCGGTGTGGATGGGATCATTGCACCCTGCGGCTCCCCCATCCTGCTGCGAATTCAAAAAATGGCGGGACGGCCGGCTTGCGCGTGTCATTGAACCGCCCCGCCAAGGTGTCCGGGCTGGTAGGCAGCCAGGGAGGATTGCAGCCGGGCACGAAGCGCCGGCGTGGTGGTTTCGGCCAGCAGTTCGCGGACCCGAGCGGAATGCAGGATGCGACCGCGCGGCTCGGTGGCGATCTTCGGCGGCGGCTTCATCCACCAGCCGTGCCCCACGCGCGGGCCGTCGATTTCCTTGCCGTCGGTGTCGAAGGCGATGGACGCCCGGGCGCCGCAAAGGCAGTAGTAGTACCGGACGAATCCGTATGGCCTTTCGTTGCGGCTGGCCTGGATCATATGCTTGCCGCAGGTGCATAGCGGGCCGGAAGGCTTTGGGCCGGGCCGTTTTTTCACGTATACCCTCGGCATCACGCGGCCACGTATGGCTGGAAGGTGAGCCGGCCGTGATCGACCACGGCGATGACTTCCGGCGCGTCGGGCACACGCTCGCCGCTGACCTCGGCGACGAACAGGCCCGGAAGGCTGGAGCGGCAGATCGGCCCCATCTCGCAGGCGTTGCCGATGCGCATGATTTCCTCGGCGCTCACCGCGCGGCCGATGCGGACGACTGACTTACCCATGATCATTCTCCCAAGGTTTTCAGCGCGGCCTGCAACTGCGGGGCCGCCACAAAAGGACTAGCCCGAATGCGCGTTTGCCGAGCCGCCGCCGATGCCGCTAGCCTGAGCCGGCCGCCAGTCCTCGAAATCCACGAGGCCACCGGAAACCTTCTTGTAGGCATCCATGGCTTCCCAATCGGGAGCGCGGCGCCGGTTTGCGTGGCGCGAGATGGTGGACAGGTCGGGCGGGTCGGCAAGGACCTTTGCCAGATCGGCGGCGATGTCCTCAAGTTTCTTGCCCGAGGTTGACAGGTATTCTTTCAGGGTCATGCTCATGACAGCATTTTGCCACCATGGAAAAACAAACGCAAGGGAAATTTTGCCATTTTCGCATATGGAAAACGCTTTGCCGGGCCGGCGTTTGGGGCGTTTCCTGCGTCGCCCCGTGGGACTGGCGCTAACCCTCCCCTTTTTTTGCCAACTATTTTTCCAAGGTGGCAATTTTCCCCTTGCTTCTGTTTTTCCATGGTGGCAAGATATTTCCCATCGACACCTCCACAGCAAGCGCCCCCGGGATCGGTACACCCCTCCGATCCAGACCGACCCCGGGGGACAGGGGAGACAGGAAGATGAAACGCGGAACTCGGGTTGAACTCCTCGGATGGGACATGAACGGGCGGGAAGTGTTGGACCCAGCCACGATCATCCGCAAAGTCCCCATGACCCACTACAAGACGAACGAAGACTATCCCGGATGGTATCTGGTCCGCGAAGTCAACGGGTCGCGCGGCACCATGCACGAGAGCCGGATGCGCGTCGTGGACAATCGGGCCTGACCATGCAGACGGTCGCCGCCCTTTTTGTCGAAACCGATGGCGCCTACTTCGGGCTGCCGGGGGTCGACACTTGGGACATCACCCGAGACGCGCGGCAGTACAGCGGCCCGCATCCGGTGGTGGCGCACCCCGAATGCCAAAGGTGGGGCCGCTACGCCAAGGGAGCCCCGCGCAAGCCAAACCAGTACCTCCCCGGCGCCGATGGCGGTTGCTTCTTTACCGCGCTGTGGGCCGTGCGAACTTTCGGCGGTGTGCTGGAGCACCCCAAGGACAGTTTGGCTTGGGAGTTCTTTGGCCTTCAAGCCCCGCCATCTGGCGGTGGATGGTGGAAGGCCGATGGCTTTGGCGGTTCGGCCTGCTGCGTATCGCAGGGCCACTACGGGCACTTGGCCGGAAAGCCGACATGGCTCTACGCGGTCGGCTGCGATCTGCCGGAACTGATTTGGGGGTCGTGCGAACAGCGCATTCACCCGCGCGCCCTTGAACTGCACGGCTACGCCAAGGCCCGCCGCATTGGGATGATGGCGATGGTCGGCGGCAAGGACAAGACGCGGATTCGCAACGCCACGCCACCCGCATTCAGGGATGTCCTGATTGCGATAGCACGTACCGCCAACGGGAGCAAGTGATGGACCGCGAAGCCGAAGCGAAAGAAGCGATGTACGACGGCAAGGACGCCCGCCGCGAGGGCAGGCCGATTACGGCGAACGACCGCATTCGTGGGACGCGCGAGTGGTCGGCCTGGAACGAGGGCTGGGAATTCGAGCGGGCTTTCCCGCGCAAGGAAGAGAGGGCCGCGTGATGGGTATTTCCGTCAACACCGAATTCCGCAACCCCGATTGCGTCCGCTCCGTCAGCGTCGAGGCCGATGGCGTCCTCTACATCCATTTCGTCGGCGACGCCCACCGCTGCCAGATGATGCCGCTCGCCGAGTTCGACCGGATCGCCGCCGAGGTTGCGACGTTCCGGCGGCTCAATGCCGAGGCGGCCGAGCAGGAAAGGAACGCGGCATGACGCACCCCGAAACCTACGTGATGACCCGCGAGGAATGGCTGACTGTCAACCGCGCGCTAGCGTCTGGCGGGCTCGCTAACGAGCGCGTCGACAACACGAGCCGAATGCGCCGCCGGGAGATCATCGCAGCGGCGCAGGGAATCATGTCGGCGGCCTATGATCGCGCCGCCACCGCCACGGCAAGGGGAGCAAAGGCGAGCGACCTGACCGAACGGCTGCGACGCCTATCCAGCGTTCGCTCAGGCCAGGACGCCACGGCTGACGCCATGGACGCCGCCGCCAAGGCTATCGACGCCAAGGACGAACAGATCGCGCGGCTTCGGATTGCGCTTCGTCCGTTCGCCGACGCCTTCCGCAAGGCCGACGACCCCGGCGTGTCCGACCTGTACGACGATCAGCCGTTCAGCCTGCACGTTTCCCTTGGTGCGTGGCGGCGGGCGAGCCGGGAGGTTCCGCGATGATCCGCGCTGCGCTTCTTCTGTTCGCCGGGCTGTACGTGGCGGTTGCCGTCCTGGCCGACCCGAGCATGGGGCTGTGGTGATGACCTTCCGCCATGCCGTCGCGTTTGCAATGACCTTTTTCGCCACCGTCGGCCTGTGCGCCTCGGTGTGGGGAGTGATGTGATGAGCAAGATTGAAGACGGCGGGCCGGCGTTCCCGACGAGCATGAGCGCTCAAGGCCCCTTCGGTGGATTGTCAATCCGGGATTGGTTCGCCAGTCAGGCGTTGATTGGGATCGGGACGTGGATGCCACAATACCGACCCGACGGCCAGTTGGTTAATGAGACCGGCAGCCTTTGCAACCCCGGAATGCATCGCGCGCGGGCGGAATGGGCATACGAGCAGGCCGACGCCATGCTGGCCGCGCGCAAGGGCGGTGCGTCATGACGTGGCTCCTTCGGTGGTTCCGCCGCGCGCCGCCGTCCCCCGGATGGGTATCGCTCGGCAACAACATCGTGACGTTCACGCATTCCGGCGTGGGCTTCTGGGTGAGGAGAGGGTGATGGTTTGGTATGTGATCGCCGCAGTGAGTGGCGGATTGGCAAGCGTCCTCTCCTTCGTGGAGCCGCCAGGCCGGCTGTATGCGGCAACCGGATGGGCGATTGCGTCCCTGTTGTGGACCCTGAAGGCTCTGGAGGCGATGTGATGCGCTGGCTACTCCGCAAGATCGAGGCTTGGCGCGAGATGCGACGCATGAAGCGCCAGCGCGAGGCCGCCGCGACCCAGCGCCGCCTTCTCCGCGACACCATGGACGCCGCGCGCATGGGCGGGAACGATTATCCGAGCGCGTACAGGAAGGGATGGAGCCGATGATCGACCAGCCCGAAATCTTCGCCATGCTCGAAGACGACACGCCGCTTGAGATGCGCTACGAGCAGCGCGGCGAGGTCCGCTACTACTGTGATCTCATGCAGGGCACAAACGAATGGGCGGCGGCACGCTGCGGCATGCTGACCGCTTCCGAGATGCACCTGATCGTCACGCCAACACTGAAGGCGGCCAGCAACGAGAAGGAGCGCACGCACCTTTACGAGCTGCTGGCCCAGCGCGTGACCGGCTACGTCGAGCCGACCTATATCGGCGACGACATGCTGCGCGGATGGTCGGACGAAGACGACGTCCGCCGCCTCTATGCCAAGCACTTCGCGCGCGTCGAGCAGGTCGGGTTCGTCACCTGCGACCGTTGGGGCTTCACGCTCGGCTATTCGCCCGACGGCTTGGTCGGCGACGACGGCCTGATCGAGATCAAGTCGCGCCGCCAGAAGTTCCAGGTGCAGACCATCATCGAGGGCCAGGTGCCGCCCGAATTCATGATCCAGATCCAGACCGGGTTGCTCGTGACGGGGCGGGCGTGGTGCGATTTCGTTTCTTACTGCGGCGGCCTGCCCTTCTCGCCGATCCGCGTCCTGCCGGATGAAAAGATGCAGGAGGCGATTCTTGCCGCCGCCACGGCCTTCGAACAGCGGATGGCCGAGAAGCTTGCCGCCTACCGCAAGACCGTCGCCGACGGCCGCCACATCCCGACGATACGCCACGAAAACGACATCAGAGTTTGAAGGGAGACAGACCATGAACACGACGGACCTTAGCCCGACCATCGTTCCGAAAAGTGACCAGTTGAATGCGGATGATCTTCTCACCGGGCCGCGCACCATCCGGGTGACGAAGGTTTCTCTTCTCACCGCGGCCGAGCAGCCCATCGCCATCAACTTCGAGGGCGACAACGGCAAGCCCTACAAGCCCTGCAAGTCGATGCGCCGCGTCATGGTGATGGTGTGGGGATCGGACGGCGCCACGTACGCCGGCCGCAGTATGACGCTCTATCGCGACCCGTCCGTCCGGTTCGGCAGCGATGAAGTCGGCGGCATCCGCATCTCGCACATGTCCGACATCGCCAAGCCGCTGACCGTGGCGCTGACTGTCTCGCGGGCCCGGCGCACGCCCTACACCGTGAAGCCGCTGGCGTCACAGCCCCCGGCCGGTGCGACGGCGACCCCGCCCGCCAAGAAGATGACGACGGCGCAGATGATCGAGACGGCCGGAATCGCGCCTTCGATCGAGGCCCTGGACGCCTTCACCGCCAGCCACGCCAACGCGATCAACTGGCTTCGCGACCACAAGCCCGACGCGCACGGCCAGCTGATGGCGGCGATCGGCAGCCGTCGCACGGAACTGGACATGGCCGGCGACGAAATCCCCGACCTGGACCCGAGCGACCCCGACGCGATGACGGCGGGCTGATCATGGGCGACGCCTTGCCATTTCGCAGTTCCATCGACACCACACTCGACTGGCTGGCCGAGGGCAAGGAGAAGTGCCTGCAAAACGCCATGAAGGCCACCGGGGCGGAGCGCGACCGGCACATTGAGGATTCCGCCAAGTTCGCGCACGCATTCTCGCTGATCCGTCGCGAATACCGGCCGTCCCGCAAGGAACTTGATCATGGATGAAATCGACCGCGCCCAGGAGCGCGCCGCCGCATACCTCGAAAAGTGCATCGCCGCGGCAAGGGGCATTCCGCCAGCCGCCGGCGCCAAGTCGGATTTCTGCGAGGACTGCGGCGACGAAATCCCCGAGGCGCGCAGGACGGCATCGCCCGAGGCGACAAGGTGCATCCGGTGCCAGGCGAAGCATGAGAGGAAGTGGTGATGGGCTATTTCAGCAACGGCACGCAAGGCATGGTTTACGAAGAGGATTGGTGCCTCGAGTGCGTTCACCACGACGGTGACGATGGCGATGGCTGCCCCGTATGGGCGCTGCACATGGCCCACAACTACAAGGAATGCAACAGGCCGGATAGCTTCCTGCATGTGCTGATCCCGCGCAAAGGGCCGTGCGACAACGATAGGTGCCGCATGTTCCATCGCGCGGCGGCGGTCGGGGACCTGCTGGCGGATATGTCCGCTATTCGGCCGGAGAAAGACCATGAGTGACAGGACGAAAGACGAAATCGCGCTTGGCGAAGCTGACTTCATCTTCGATTCCAACAATTGGGAATGCACGTGGAACGCTGACCAGTTGGCGGAACTGATGAGCGAGACAGAACTCGGCGAAATTGTCTGCATCGGCCGGATGAAAAGCCTTCCTGACAAGTACGCCCTTAGCGTCGAAACCGACGATGGCTTTGAAATCGAGTGGTTCGACACTCACGAAGAGGCCGTGGCGCGCAAGAAAGCCCTGTCCCCCAAATGCGACGGAGAGAACCATGAGCATCGTTGAAGTCTGCGGTGGACCAATCACACACCGCTACCTGATGGGCAAGAGCAAGTCCGATCTCGCGCACGCCTATATGGGCCTGCTCGGGGCCTACGCTGGCATGAAGCGCCGCGCGGAGACGGCGGAAGCTGATGTCGAGCGGCTGCTGGTTGCACTAGAACTGATCGCAGGAGAGCAAGGCCAATTTAGTATGCCATGGCCTGAGGAACAGGAAGGGTATGGGGCTTTCGCTCTCATGACTGCCAGGGCTGCCTTGTCCCACAACCGGCCGGAGGAAAAGCCATGAAACACGACCACCTTTGGAACGACCTCCCATACGCCGAACGTGAGAGGCTGGCTCCGTACCAGATGGAATCGCAGATCAACAACCTTCGTGGGGCGCGAGTGATCATGGTTGAGCATCACAAACAGATGCTCGCCGATCTGGACGCCTGGATTTCAAACATCCAGCGCGAACTCGACAAGGCGTCCGAGAAAAGAGACGGAGAAGGTTGATGTTTACGCTGATTTTTGATGGCGACATTCACGATTACCCGACAAACCCGTTTTTGACGGATACGCCGTTCGGGCGGCCGAAGATCGTGGATGCGGGCAATCTCGCGGATGAGAGGGACAAATTGCAGGCTGAGGTCGAACGCCTGCGCAACGACTGCCGCCCGTCCGACGTGACGTGGTCCGACGTAATCGCCCTGTCCCCCAAATGCAACGGAGGAAACGATGTCGAGTGACACAGCCCTTCCAAGCCGGGAAAGGTGCCAGTGCTGCAATCGGTACAGCGCGGTTGGATTCTGGGTTCCAAACCGCGTCTGGGATCGGGTGGTGCCAAACCAGTTTCATGAAAGCCCACTCTGTGTTGCGTGCTTTGCGGACATGGGTGATGAGCGGATGATTGCGTGGGACCAAGAAATCCAGTTTTTTCCGGTGTCGCTCGCCACCCACCACGATGTGGTGTCCCCCAAATGCAACGGAGAGAACCATGAGTGACCATCCGGCTATCGAATGGCTGAACACCTGCCCGAACATCGGCGCGAACGGAGAGCGCCACATTCGGAGCATGGCCGCCCAGATCGCGCGCCTTGAAGCGGAGTGCACGAACCTCGCAACGCATGGCCGGGTTTACAAGCGCCAGTACGAACAGGCGTGCCAAGATCATGCGACGGCTATGGCCGAGATCGAGCGGCTGCTGGAAGTCGTGCAGCAGATCGCAAGACAGAACTTGGCCGGGGAAATAAGCGACGACGAACGTGAGTTTGCCGACTTCTACGGTGCCTACGATTACATCGTTACATACACCCGCGCCGCCCTCGCGCAATCAAGTCCCGATAAGCCGTCCCGAGTGGGGTATGGGATTGCGGCCGCGCCAACACAAGAGAAGTTGCTTGCGGCGATGCGATGGATCGACACCTTCGAACCGGAAACAACCGCCGCCGCCGAAGCCAAGTTCGGCTTCAAACTATTCTCATGGAGGAGCCCCGTCCGTGGACCACAAAACCCTAGTTTCGGCCGCCGTCCGATGGCTCAAGCGAGAGAAGCGGTGTCCCATCGTCGTGGCCGAACTGACGACTTACGCCTCGGAGCAGCCGGATGCCATAGGTTTTTGGGCCGGGGTCAGTTTTCTTATCGAATGCAAGGCGAGCCGAGCCGATTTCCTGCGGGACAGGAAGAAGTTGCATCGCCGCAGGGGGTCGATGGGGAACGACCGCTACTATCTGTCGCCGCCCGATGTGATCCGTCCTGACGATCTTCCGGAAGGGTGGGGCCTGCTGCACTTCGACGGTAAGACCGTGACGGATGTTACCCCGGCGCCGGGCCGCCAATGCAATGAGAATGTCAACTACGTGGGGGAGAGGCTTTTGCTCCTCAGCGTGCTGCGCCGGCAGATTGCCGGGAAATCTGTGATCGTTTAGGAGGGATGACATGCTTATCCGAGTTTTGGAAATTCCGCCGAGGAGGGGCAACTTCCATTTTGGCGGTGGAGAGCAGCAGGCTTTCGTGGAAGTCGATTGGTTTCGCGACGATGAGTAT